TGATCTTTGACTAATTCTTGACCTTATTGATGGGTCACTCATTCCTGTTAATTCCGACAATTCTTTTATTGTGTATTGCGCACCATCTTTTAGTTTAGAATGATTTCCTAGAAATGTTATTTTTCTTGCGACTGTTACATTGCTCATTTTACCGTCCCCCAATCTGTCCGCTTGTCTCTTTCCCTAAAATGCAGTTCCATCCTAATTCCTTTTTCCCCTTTATATTGATCTCGGTACAGTTGCAACCCTTTCTTTTTTTGATGAGCTGTGTTTTTTGCTCTTGTTTTTTGGTTATGTCTTACCCATTTATACAGTCTAATATTTGCCAAAACCTGCATATTATCAATTTTACGATCAGCCAAAGCCAGCATTAAAGGTAAACAATGTGATCCAATAAAATCATCAACTGTTTGCTTGTATTTTCTAAATTTTAATTCGCCATTACGTTCCCTGTCCCTGCACCGCCTCAACTCAAGACTGTCAAAATAATCAAAACCTTCTTGCGTAAGACGGTCATTTTCATTAATCAAATCAGGTCGGATTTCTTTTACAAACTGGCAGACCACATAACCCATTTTGCGCTTGTAACCATAATTTATAATCATGGTTTTATCCCAAAGCGCTTGTATTTCCTTATCCATTAATCACCCCCTGCGCGTTTTTTAATTGACCGTCATAATAGTAGCCAAGATTTATTAGATAATAGCTCTTCATCATTTCAAGCTCTTCACCCTGCAACCAACTAACATCACCCATCTGCATCTCTATCGTCTTAGAACGCAAGCTATCGGGTTTTTTGTAGCTCTTAGCCATTGGTGAGCCACCTTGATTCTGTGCGCGTGATAACCAAGAGTTAATAAAGCGTTTAATGCCGCCCTTGGTTTTGCGTCTAGATGGATTAGCGTCAAGCCAAGATTCCATTGCGGCTAATTCTTGGTGGACATTAACTGCGGGGTAGGCGCGTTGCCATGCTATAACATCGCTTTCTACGGTTTGATATGTGTCGCCAGTTACTAATTGCATTTTAATACCCTTTTTTGATTAAGGTTACATTCTAGTTTATATAATATTGACTGTAAACCTTTGCGTTTATATAGCCCATTGAATTTCTTGTTTTTCAAACATAATTAAAGGTTCAATGTCGTCTGGGTTTGGGGTTCTCCCTTTAGCCGTCCCACCTGTTTGCACTACTTTAAACTTTGCCCTATGCATTATGCCGTCATGGACAACAATATAACCAACCCGTTTTTCTTCTCTAAATATAAAATAAGAAGGTAGCATTGTGGTTTGACTCAAATGAACCATTTCCATATATTTAGGAACATTTAATGCACAAAATGCTTTTTTACCGTCCCCATACCATTTGCATTCAGCCCAACCAATCATGTTACCGCGACTGTCGGGTTCCTTACCGTCATGAAACCAACCGTCTAGCCTATACTTTTTTAAGTTAGGTGATTGTTTATATTGACACTTTAATCGTCTAGCCATTGCTACCAAAAGTCTTTGTTCATGTGAGCGATCACTAGATGTTTCTCTCATTGCAATCATTTTGTTGCTCCTATGGCTCGGTAAACCTCGCCTGTTTTATTGAATGGTTATTTATTATGTTTCTTATTATTTTCTTTGTTTACTTAATGAAACTTTTTAATAGATGTTATAACCCTTTTACTACGGATAGTAAATTTAAGATCGAAGGGATAAACAGCTTCGCGGTTAGTAAGTATTCGTATCGTATTTCCAAACTATTCACAGATAAAAACCGATTTAACTGTGAGGCTATGTGCGGAGGGTCAACCGCGACTATGGCATTATTTAAGGATTTCGCCACCTGTTAAGGGTTGTGTCAATTCACAACTGCTCTAGCCCGAATACTTTTATCATTAAATATTATTTTAACCAAAAAGTAAAACTATTATTTATTTACGGAAAGGTTTACATTACTATTTAAATAAACTAAAATGTAACCTTACTCAATAAAAAAAGGCAATAACATGAGAATTGATACATTAGAAAAACTCGAGATTTTGTTATTTGGTTTGCAAGCAGGAAAAGAGTTAGATGTTTCTGTTGAATGCGGAACAGGTAAACATTTAATTTTTGGGGATTTTGACGGTTTAGGATTTAGAATAGGGAACGACTTAATAATTGATGTTGACGGAGCGGAGGCTAAAGAATGCTATTTAGTTGAAGGTTGCATATCTATTGCCAAAAAAGACGCTAAACAATGGTATCAACACATCAATGATTTTGAACTAAGCGATAAAGAGCGCGGAGAGCGTGACTGTGTAACAGGCTATCCCGCATTAGTGGGTCAGTCTGTTGATTATGATAACGGTTATAACGAGCAGTATGCAAAAGAACAAAACCAAGGGAGTAAAGAGCAATGAAATCAAGTGAGTTAATAAATGAATTGGCTAATGCGCTATGTAATGCACAAGGCCAAATGGGGGGTGCTGTTAAGGATTCATCTAACCCTTTCTTTAAATCAAGCTATGCTGATCTTACGTCTGTTATTAAGGCGATTAAACAGCCGTTTGCTGATAACGGATTAAGCTACACCCAGTTCCCAGTTAGCAACGAACATGGGGTTGGGGTATCTACTAGGTTGATGCACGTTTCTGGTCAGTGGCTAGAGATGGAATACACCTTACCAACGGTTAAGAAAGACCCGCAAGCATCTGGCTCTGCAATAACGTACGCAAGACGGTACGCTTTGCAATCAATCGCGGGAATACCAACAGCGGATGATGATGCTGAGTCGGCAATGTTGCGCGGGGACGATAAGAAGAAAGTTAATGAAGATCAGGTAATCTCCATCAAGAAATTACTTGATGAAACTAAGGTAGATCAAACTGCGTTCTTAGAATGGGTAATGGTTAAATCACTTAGCGAAATACTAGCAAGCAAATACGATAAAGTTGTTGCCGCTTTGGAGGCTAAGAAAAAGCCTATGACTGACGATCAACTTGCCGCTGTAGGCAAAAAAATAGCGGGGAAATAATTAATGCAAAATAGCAAAGGAAAAGGCAATAAAAATAAGAGCAAAAAAAGTAAAAAGTTATTAAGTTATAGGGCTTCACGAGATGATTATAAACAATCTCGCAATCCTTATTCTGCAATCAAATTAGCCAAAAGAAAAGAGATGGAAGAATAATGATTATCCTAAATCACGAACAAGGCACTGAGGAATGGTTTGCCGCACGATTGGGCAAGCCTTCTGCAAGTAACTTTGGAAAGCTGATTACTGCTACTGGCAAGCCGTCTAGCTCTGCCGATGGGTATATCAATCAATTAATAGCGGAACGTCTAACAGGGAAATCTGAGCCGTTTTATGTCAACGACCACATGGCAAGAGGTACTGAGCTAGAGCCTGAAGCGCGGGAAGCATACGAGTTTATTACTGGTAAGCCTGTTACAGAATATGGATTTATTCTGGATGACAGTAAAGAGTTTGGCTGTTCACCCGATGGCCTCGTAGAGACGGATGGTGGGCTAGAGATTAAATGTCCTGCCGCAACAACGATGGTTAAGTATTTACGCGACCCTCAAGCGTTGGTTAAGGCTTATTACCAACAGATACAAGGTTGCCTTTGGATTACCGATAGCCAGTGGTGGGATGCGTTCGCCTATCACCCTGAAATGCCCCATGTACTTGTGAGGGTAGAACGTAATGAAGAGTTTATAAACAAACTGGCGGTTGAAGTAGAAGCCGCTGTCATTGAAATAAAAAACCAAATGGAGAAATTAACATGAAAGTAGGAATATCTTTAAGAATTGATGTAACCAAGATCGACAAATCACGATTATACAAAGGCGCAAAGGGGACTTATTTAGACTTGACTACCTTTGTTGACACTATGGTTACAGATGAATATGACAATAATGGCCGTATCAATCAATCGCTAACTAAAGAAGAGCGAGAAGCAAAAGTGCAGACGCCAATTCTGGGTAATGTAAAAGTGTTTTATACAGATGGTAGTCAAACAGGAATTGAAAAACCTGCTGTTGCTGATATGAGTATAGGCGATCTGGACGATGATATACCGTTCTAAAAACCCCCCCCTTTCGAGGGGGGAAAACCATAGGATTTGTCAGTCGGGGAAACTGACCCACATAATATATCACAAGGACTAAAACGATGGAATTAATTGACGCAGGAAAATGCATTCGTGCCGCTCAACAAGAGCAAGGTTTGTCTAATGCTGAATTCGCCCGACTAGCAGAAACATCACCACAACAAGTAATTAGGTGGCGCAGAAATCAGAATATGAAACTGCACACCATGCAAGCACTAGCAAGCGTTCTAGGTGTTACGCTAATAGATTTGATTAGCTAGTATGACCAGATAGCAGGGGAGGGGAAACCCTCTTCTTCTGTGCAATCATCTAAATGAATGAACCGACCACCACCTTTCTGCTGTATGCCTATTCTTTTTATGTCGTGCTTTAAGGCCACTCTAATGATTTCTAAGGCGTTTTCTCCGTTAGCCAATATATCTACCGCCTTTCCGTAGGTATGCGCTCCTAGACGTTCTTTACGCGCTTCTATGGGGTGTTGGGGTGATCTGTAAGCACTAGACAAGGGAAACGAAAATCCACACTCTTCACGGATAACATTTAGCTTTACTAAGAAGTCAGGGTCGAAGCCTTCTTCACCTGTAAATTTGCACTGTAATTCTTTAGGCTTAAAGTAATTCTTTGGTGCTTCTTCTTTTTTAGGTGACTTTGCCATGATTATTTACCTTCTATTTGTTTGGTTTTCTCAAATGATCTCATGCCGCCAATACCTAAGAGTCCCATGAGTATAGGCATTAATGTACCACCGTCTGCTTGCGGTATCTCTACGCCAAAACCTGCGGCTATTGGGGAGACTAAATAGTTGACACCAAGGGCGAGAACGCAGACCCATCCTGTTGCAGGTCGCCAAGAGCTTTGAAACCAGTTTCCTTTGGCTTCTGCGGTGTTGAGCTTAATCTGAGCGACTGCGAGTTCCTGCGCGTGGCGGTCTGAAAGCGTTGCAATCTCATGCGCGAGTTTTTGTTTAGTGTCGGCATCAGGTATGAAACGCTCCAGTAGGTTAGTAACAGGCGCAATCAAAGACTCTATCATTACACAAGACGCTCAATCAAGAACAGGCCAATAATAAGAGGATACATTCCCCATAGCATTGTTTCTGACTTTTTAAATCTAACTGAGCCTTCTTCTAAACGTTTATCAATGTTTTGCATCCTTACTGCACATTCACGCTCATGAGCTTCTAATTTTAGCAATGCTTCCTTTACCGTTGCCATATTAATTCCTAAAATCTTTCTGATATGATTATGATTATCGTTATTATTAAACAGATAACCGCTAATGTAAGACCAACTAAAACGTTTGAGTCTTTGTAATCTTCGCCCACAATTACCTCTTAAAAATCTCAGTAGTCTCTGGGTCTACCCATTTAGGAAGGCAGTACGCTCTATAAGGAACTGTGTAATCTAACTTTGATGCGCTTCTTGAAAGTCCTTGTCGAGTAATTACGTTAGCAAAATAAATGCAGTGATCTACATCTTTAAAAATTCCAAACTCTTCAATGCTTTCTACTTGCTGATTAACTAACGCCTCAAGCATCAAAACAAAAGCAAGTGTCATCGTATTACTCTAGTCTTTCCATCCACCCAAGCTAACTTACAAACGCATTTGGTAGGCTCATAGTAACTTCTTTCCCTGTTGTAATTTTGGGCGTAGTATCTACAAGCG